CGTTTTTCGTGTTCCAAAACTAAATGTTTAGAGGAAGTTCAGCCACACAATTCCTCTAAACTTTGGTACATTCGCCAGAATTCACTCCCCTGGACCGCTATGAAGCTCACTTTCGCTGAAGCTCACGCGCTGTTCGACTACGACCCCGAGACAGGAGCCCTCACCTGGGCAGAGGGAGGCGGCAAGATCCGCCTTGGTCGGAAAGCAGGCGCGATGACGAACGGCCGAATCCAAGTTCGGCTGCCAGATGGCAAGACAGCCCTGGCCAACCGCATCATCTGGCTGTGGATGAGCGGCCTGCCCGCCAAAGGCAACATCGAGCATGCCAACGGCAACCTCACCGACATGCGGTGGGAGAATCTGCAGGCGTGCCGTATCGAGCACGACCCGGAGCACCACCTGTTCAAGCGAGATGGCCAGTGGTTCGCCATGGTCAACGCCGGCCATGAACTCGTGCAAGGCCCCTTCCCTGTTTCGCACCAGGCTGCACAGGTCTTTGCAAGCCTGCTCAAGTCGTTTGTTGGGATTACCGTATGAGCGAAGTCAACCTGTTCGAAGTGCTCGACCCTGTTGAGGACTTCACCTCTACCGGGCGAGCCCGTGGCCAAGGCCGAAAGGGCAAAGCTGTCGAAGAAGAAGTGCGCCGACAGCTTGAAGCAGACGGCGACGTGCCATATCAAGTTGCCCGCGCTCGCAAAGAGCAGTGGGAAGCCAAGCTCAAAGAGCTTGAGTACATGACAAAGCTCAGCCAGCTTGTCTCTCGCGAGCAGGTCAAAGAGGTCTGCTCGACAGCGATGGCCGGTTTTGTGCAGACAGCACGCTCGATCCCCGACATGCTTGAGCGAAAGCACGGCTTGGACACCGACATGTGCGAAGTCATCAGCGGCGTCTTAGATGAAGCTCTGGATGAACTGGCTGAGAAGTTCCGTATGCTCGGGGGTGAATAATGGGTGACATGAGCGAGGCATACGAGTACGCCAAGGCACTCGAAGATGTCTTCAGCGGCTGGCAGGCCATGAAGCCGCCGAAGCGAGTCTCTATCTCGCAGGGTGCACACGACAACCTCATCATCGCGCAAACGGGTGGTACGACAGCCCCCTGGTCTGCTGAAGAGACCCCGTACATGGTCGAACCGATGGACATGCTCGCGTCGCGCAAGCACGAGGCTGTCATCTTCGTCGGCCCTGCGCGGACAGGTAAGACCGAATCGCTCATCACCGGCTGGTTAGCCAACAGCATTGTCAACGACCCCGGCGACTTCGCGATTTTCCACATGAGCCAGGAGAAGGCCCGCGAATTCTCCAAGGTGACGATCGACCGTGCGCTTCGGCATTCGAAGAAGCTCAAGGCGCTCATGTCATCAAGCGCACACGCGGACAACACGCACGACAAGAGCTTCAGGCATGGCATGTGGCTGCGGATCGCCTGGCCGACTGTCAGCAACATGTCGGGTTCGACTTACCGTTACGTCGCGCTGACCGACTACGACCGGATGCCAGATGACATCGACGGTGAAGGTGCTGCGTTCTTCCTCGCACTCAAGCGTGTGCAGACCTTCCTAAGTCGCGGCATGGCCATGGCCGAGTCCAGCCCTGGTCGAGACATCACCGACCCCTTCTGGACGCCTGCTACGCTGCATGAAGCACCCCCCGTGGGCGGCATCTTGGGTCTGTACAACAGCAGCGATCGTCGGCGCCTCTACTGGAAGTGTCACGACTGCTTTGAATGGTTTGAAGCGGCCCCTGGTCTTGGGTTGTTCCGCTTGCCATCGGAAGAACAACTGCTCGAAGAGATTCGGACCATCGACACCGAAGTCATGGCCAAGGAGTTTTCGCGCATCGTCTGTCCCCATTGCGGCAGCATACATCTGCCCAAGCAAAAGCGCGAACTCAATCAGCGGGCCGTGTGGGTGCCTGATGGTCTGACCCTGGACAAGTACGACGACCCGCAGGGCACTGCGCGTAGTTCGAAGTTCGCCGGCTACTGGCTCGGTGGCGTGGCAGCGGCATTTCAAACCTGGCAGTCCATCGTCGGCCGCTACTTGCAGGCGCTTAACCAATACGCGCTGAGCGGTCAGGAAGAGGCACTGAAGAACACCTTCAACGTTGACCAAGGAGTGCCGTATACGAGCCGCCACCTCGTTGAAGCTGCTCGCACTGAGTCGAGCCCCAAGGACCGCGCAGACAAAGAACTGCAGCGATACGTTGTCCCCGATTGGACACGCTTCGTGCAGGCCACTGTGGACGTTCAGGGCGGCTCGAAGGCGCGCTTCGACGTGCAGGTCCACGCGTTTGGCGAGCACGGCGAGCAAGCCCTGGTCAACCGCTTCACGATCCGTGACTCGCGACGCGAAGGTATTGGTCAGCAGTGGGCACCGATCGACCCCGCAGGCTACAAGGAGGATTGGGACCGCATCACCGAAGAGGTCGTGCGCAGCACCTACCGCACGAGCGTTGAAGGTCGCGAGATTCGTGTGCGCATGACTGTCGTCGACTCAGGTGGTGAAGACGGCGTGACGGCAAACGCATACGAGTGGATGCGTCGTTGCCGGCGTGCGGGTCTATCCAACCGCGTGATGCTGTACAAGGGCCTGGGTGGCAAGACCGGCAGGAACAAGGTGCCCACTCCGCTCATCCGCGAGTCCATGCTCGGCGGCCGAACTCGCAACGAGAAGGGCGACGTGCCGGTCTACGTGTGCAACTCAGACCTGTTGGCCGACACGGTGGCAGCGAACCTGCGCCGCAAGACGCCAGGCCCAGGCTACTACCACTTCCCTGAGCCCAAGGGGCCGAAAAACCCCGAGGGTTGGCTGCCGCAAGCCTTCTTCGATGAAATGCAGGCCGAGGTCCGCAATGAGAACGGCACATGGGAGCAGGTCAAGACTCGCAACGAGACTTGGGACCACCTGAAGATGCATTGGGCCGGGTACATGCGGCTCGGCGCTGACAAGATCAAGGATTGGGCGAACACACCGGAGTGGGCGGCACCCCTTGAGCGCAACAGCGAGGTCATCACCAGCGACCAGCGGCGCGCGATGCAGGAAGCGGCAAAGGTGGAGAAGCCTGCTACGGAAGTGCGGCATCGCGAGCGTCGTGTTGTGCATTCGCCCTACCTGAAAGGATGATGTTGACAGCGTTTGGCGAACGCAATACAGTCCGTATCGCTCCCTCGGAAACGGGTGGAGGTTGTGAGGGGAAAGAACGGATTGGCGCCCCGCCTGCTTGCAGGAGACAGCGCCCCTGAACGCCTGGTGGGGAACATTGGGGCCTTCAGGTTTGCTGCCGAGATGGCCAAGCGCGGCCACTCCATCTGACAGTGGGGAATGCCGGTGTGTCAGCGCTGGTGGAACTCGGCAGCAGTCCTGAAGGTGCGAGCATTGAAACATGAGACGACCCCCGGCGACCGTTGAGTCTCTGTGACGTATGCGCAGCGCATGCGTTCCAAGTCGGGTTTGGTGCCCAAGGGGTCGCAATCATCGCTCTTCAGACAGTCGTACAGCAACGCGCAAGCGAACTCCCTGCGTCTGTCCCTCTCGGTGGCTTAGCCCCTTGAGGTCAGCGGCCGATTGGCTTCTGACCTGAAGGTGTGGACCTTCAACCTTGCCTCAACAGCAAGTCCTCCCTAAGCACGAGCCTTTGACCCGCCTAGCGCGGGTCTCTTTTTGCCTGCCAGGCGTCGTACGCCACGTCAGCCGCTACGCGCACCCCCTGGCTGATGTTCTCGTCGCCCAGCACCTTGAGCAGCCGCAGCGTGCGCTCGTCCAAGGTCACACATACCCGCGTCATTGTCTCCCCGGGCACGGTCGATTTCCTGCCGGCATTGCGTCGGGCGCCCCCGTGCGTCTGCTTCATGATGAAACTATATACGCCAATCAAGCGCTAAATGGCGAAATATTGCAGCAGTAAATCAATTAAATCTTGCGCGATCATCCGGCCAACTTTGGAGCGGATGACATGGCAGTCACGCAAGCAGACCTTGACAACCTGAACGCAGCGATCGCTTCTGGCACCCGCCAGGTCACGATCGGTGGGCAGACGATCCTTTATCAGACCACGGCGTCGCTCATCCAGGCGCGCGATGACCTGCGGGCCGAATTGCGCAGGCAGGCTGAGACCACCAAACGCTCTCGGCAGACCAAGGTCTACCACGCGGGTCGCGGCTACTACGGGAGTTGCGAATGACCACGTCCGCACCGAAGAAGCGAGGTCGTCCCACCAATGCCGAAATCGAGGCTCGCGCACGCGGCTTGATGAACGTCGTCAGCCGATACGAAGCCGCCGGAACGGGTCGGCGGATGGCCGGATGGAACCCACCCAGCAGTGGCCCCAACCGTGCCATCACGGGCCTGCAAAAGATCAGGGATCGCTCACGAGACGCCCGCCGCAACGAGTGGGCCGGCGAGTCCTTCGTGCAGAAGTGGGGTACCACGCTGATCGGCGTCGGTATCGTCCCGCGCTTCACCCGCGTCAAGAACAAGGACCGCAAGCAGGCCATAAATGATCTGTGGAAGGACTTCGTTGCGCAGTCCGACGCGGATGGCGTGCTCAACCTTTACGGGCAGCAAACGCTTGCGGTGCACTCGTGGATCGAGGCCGGCGAGGTCTTTGCTCGCGAGCGCCCTCGTGGCATGGACGCGCCTCTCGCGGTTCCGATGCAGGTCCAGTTGATCGAGGCGGAATACTGCCCCTTGCTCGACGCGGATCAGTGGAACGGCATGCCTCCGGGCAACAAGATCCGCAGCGGCATCGAGTTGTCGAAGGCAGGTCGTCGTGTCGCGTACTGGTTCTACAAGGAACACCCTGGCGACGGGCTGAACACAACGATCGACCCGAGCAAGCTGGTACGCGTGCCGGCCGATCAGGTTCGCCACATCTACTTCCCGTCGCGCCCTGGTGCGCTGCGCGGTGTCTCTCCGCTGACCTCGATCCTGACGAACCTGCGCAACGTCAGCGACTACGAAGACGCCGTGCTCGAACGGCAGAAGCTGGCCAACTTGTTCATGGCCTTCATCAAGTGGTCGCTGCCGAACATGGCGGGAGCAGACACGGACCCGCTGACCGGCCTGCCGTTCGGCGGCGATGCGGCGTCTCCGCTTGCGGGCATGGCCCCGGGCACCATGCAGGAGCTTGAGCCCGGCCAAGAGGTGATCTTCGCTAACCCGCCTGAAGCTGGCACGACGTACAGCGACTACATCCGCACGCGGCACCTGGGCACCGCGTCGGGTGGCGGCATGCCATACGAGGTCTTCTCAGGCGATATCGCAAACGTGAGCGACCGCACGCTGCGCGTCATCATGAATGAGTTCCGCCGCTTCGCTGAACAGCGCCAGTGGCAAGTCGTCATCCCGATGTTCTGTCAGCCGGTGGTCGAGTGGTTCGCCAAGGCTGCGCTGCTTAAGGGCGAGGTGACGGTTGAAGAAGCCGGCCTCATCAAGCGTTGCGAGCATGCTCCGCACGGCTGGGCGCACATCCACCCGGTACAAGACCCGCAAGGCAAGCAGATCGAGTTGGAGATGGGCGTGCGCAGCCGCAGCAGCATCATCGGCTCGGCAGGCGACGACCCCGATACGGTTGACCAAGAGCGGGCAGACGACAAGGCGCGCGAAGACGAACTCGGCCTCACACCCCCGCCCCCTGAACCTGGCCAGGCCACGCAGAAGAAGCCCGGAGAAAAGAACAAGCCGCTGAGCCCGCAACAACTCTTGATGTTTGAAGATGAGGATCGATCATGACATTGCGCAACCCTGAGCAAACGCTCGCCGCGTCCGATGGCCCTGCACAAGGTTCAGGTTTGTCCGGTCGAAGCACCGTGTCGGGCCGTCTAATCGTTGAGGCGCTGCAGGCCGGTCAGTCGGCGGCGATGACCTTGATGAGCGACTCGACCGGCGTGAACACCACCTTGGTCGAAACACCTCGCCGCTGGTTCCGCCGCATGACAGAGCGACTTGCCGCTGCGTTGCCGAGCGTGCACGTCATGTATCGAGCCTGGGACGCAGCGAACCAGCGCCTTGGCCCCTGGCTGACGATGCAGAATGGTCCGCTCGGTCAGCGCCACTGCGTGTTCACCGGCTCGACTGGCGCGGCCAACCGTACTCGCACTCAGACCTCGACGGTGGTAGGGGATTTCACCGGCGATATCGACTTCCGCATTTTGCTGGCTCCGGACGACTGGACCCCTGCCTCGACACAAACTTTCCTGGCTCGGCAAAGCGGCGTTGGTGCCCGTGGCTGGATGTGGCGATTGACCAGCAGCGGTGACGTGACTTTCACTTGGCACACAGCCCCCGGCACTGAGACCACCGTCGTTTTGACTGCGCCTGCGGCCAGCGTTGGCGGCACCGACGGTCAAGCGCAGTACCTGCGCGTCACTGTGGACATCGACAACGGGACGGGCGGCTACACCGCCACCATGTTCAAGTCGCCTGTCAGTGACGGGGTTGCTACGTGGACACAGATCGCGCAGAGCGTCACCAGCGGTGGCGCCACGACAATCGCCAACCCTTCGGGAGTCAACTACGAGATCGGTGGTCGCGGTGCATTGACCGAAATCTTCGCAGGCAAAATCTTCGAGGTTCAGTTGCGCAACGGCATCCAAGGGCCTGTGATGAACCCACAGCCCGTCGAGACTTGGTTCACTTCAAACGCTTGCGTCAACGGTGGCTCGCCGACACTCTACGTCATCAATTCTGCCGAAGCGGGCAAGGCCATCGACTGGATCAGTGATGCTTCTCGCAACCCACAGATGCTGCAGCCGTATGGCTCTCCGCATCTTGTCATTCTGAACATGGGTCACAACGAGAATTTGCTGCGCGGCGCTGCGCTGCTGACCGCATACGACACCTGGCTGACGCTGAGTCGCGCTCGCTCACCGATGGCGATCTTTGCAGCCTGCACGCAAAACATGCAGAAGGGTGCCAATGCTCCAAACGCGAACAGCCGTACCGCTGAAATTGGCTCCTGGGCCCGTCGCAACGGCTTGGACGTGTTCAACCTTGCTGCGCCCATTGTGCAGGTCGCCAACTGGCAGACCGTGTTGATGGCCGACGATGTGCATCCCATCGAAGCAGGCTACACGCTCAGCGGCGATTGGGCGTACGAGAGCAATTTTGCAGGGGCGATCTATAGCTGACGCAGATGACCTTTGCGTAATTCAACATCAGCAAATTCCCATTCACCGTGCGTAGGACGCACATCATTTCCAGTTTGAAGGAGTCATCATGAAAGTCACCGCACTCAGCAAGCAGTTTCTCACCTCCGACCTGCCAGGCGGCTTTGAGCCTGTGACACCTGGCACGCTCCTGAAAGTCGACGTGCTGCTCCGTGGCAGCGGCGCAATCGACAGCGTTTTGTCGCTGCAGGTGTCGGACACGCCCAAGGACGAAGGTTCGTGGGAGGACAGTGGGCTCTACGTCACCGTCAGCGGTATGAACGAGACGCTGGCGTCAGACTACGTGTTCGTGACCAAGCGGTTCTACCGCGTTGTGCCGGCTACGCTGAACGCGATGAGCCTTTACGCTGTCGTGAGCGAAGTGGATCTCGCCGGCCATCCTGACCGCGTCATCATCCTGGACAAGATGCCGTATCCCATCACGTCCAAGGTTTTCAAGCTGCCGTCTCGTCAACCGTTGACTTTTGATGTGTTCATCACCGGGACCGTGACCATTCGGCTGTACGCAAGCAACATCGAAGACCAAGCAGACGGCCCTCGCTGGGGCGCACCGTTGCGCGAGTTCACCGCTTCGACCAAGGTCATCATCGAAAACGAACCTTGGGTCAACTGGATGGTCGAGTACGCTTCCGGCACGGGCATCGCAAGTGTCGCAGTTGGTGTGTGACATGAAACACATCTTCGCGCTCGCTTTGGCGATCTCTACGAGCGCTGTCTACGCTCGCCCTGCGACTTGCTTGCCCAAGCAGTTCGCAGGTAGCGGAACGATGGCCATTTTCAAGTCGAACAGCAAAGGTGACCTCGCTGCGTACTACTGCCCTGGCGAGGCATACCCAACGATGTTCGTTTGTCTGAAGGCGACTTGCTCACTCGTGGCGAGCAAGCGAGCGTTCGCAACGCTCATCAGCAACCCGACCCTGGCCGGCATGAACGCCGCGATCGCCCCTTACACACGAGACCCACTTCGAGATCCGGAACTCAAACAGGCGTGGATGCCGCACGCCGATGAGATCGCGGCTCTCGCAAAGTAAGAACAATCCGCCGCACGAGGAAACATATGACTGCCCGATCGCCATCTCAATCCAATGCGTTTGAAGCTCCGTCCAGCAAAGGCACTGCGAGCATTTTGCCAACGATGCCTTTGCCGAGCGGCAACGACGATTCGTCAATCGGGCAAGAGTTCTTGGACGACATGGCGTCGGACGCTGCCGCTGCAAAACGGCAGTTGAAGATCGCACTGTCTCCAAACTCGACGTATTTGATGGGCGGCTGGTTCTTGCGTCCCAACCTCGACATTGACCTCAACGGCTCAACTTTGAAGAAGGTGCTCAACGCGGATTACAGCGGCGGCGGTGCAGCCACTGCACGATCTGCGGTTCTGCGCGCCCCGGTTAGCAAGACCGGAAACTCTTGGTACGGCATCGCAGACAACATCACCGTGCGCAACGGTACCCTGGACGCGAACAACAAAGACACACTGTCGCTGCTTGATCTTTACAACGTGCGCAACTTCCTGGCAGACGGTCTGACACTCATCACATCGCAGTGGTCGCGTAATTGGGCCACACGAGGTGGCGGATACGCAACCATGCTCAATGGTCGCATCCTGGGCTCGGCAGGTCTTTTTCAAGACGGTGCTCATTGGCAGTATGGCGGCATCGTTTGGGACAACTGGTACATCGAGTCCGGCGACGATGCACTGGCGGCCGGCGACGATGCTGTCAGCACCAGCGTTTACATGGACGATCAGGGTCTTGACTACTTCGTCGCCAAGAACATTCGCGTCGCAGCCGCTCGCGGTGCCGCCATCAAGGTCTACACGGCATTGACCAAGCCGTTCTCTGGCGCTCCAAACAACTACACAAAGACCGGCAAGGTCCGTGGGGTTGATGTTCAGGTCTCCGGCAAGTCGGGTCTGCTGCGTAACGGCGGAGTGGCAGTTTTCTCGCATGTCACAACTAGCGGAACACGCAACCCCGATGATTTGTGTGGCATTCGTGTCCATGCTGATCTTGAGGTTGGAACGGCAGGCAACGCAGTGTGGGACGCCGTGTCCGGTGTTGTTGTTGGCAACCCAACATCTGTCACGGCAGCGAACCCGGTTGTGGTCACACTCGACGGACACAACTTGCCGGCAGGTAAGGTCGTCCATCTGATTCCGGCCATCGGCGGCATGAACAACCTCAACGGGTTCCATCAGGTTCGTTCCAACAACTTGGCGGCCAACTCTTTCGAACTGAGTGACATCGCGTATCGCAACAACGTGGGTCTGAACGGGACAGGCTTCAACGCATGGACGACAGGTCAGCTTGTTTCGGTTGGTTCAGGCACTGGCTACACCGTGGGCGAAGAACTCACCGTTGCGGGCGGAACCTTCGTGCGCCCCGCGAAATATCTGGTCACTCAGGTTGATGCAAATGGCGCGGTCGAAGCCGTGCGCCGTTTGGATGAAGGTGAATATTCGGTGCTGCCTCCCACGCCGAATTCACCCACGGGCGGCGCAGGATCTGGCTGCACACTGCAACTGTTTTTGCAACACGACGGCATTAACGCGTACGGTGTCAAGTCTGTTGCAGGCAAGGAAGTCACCGTCACCGGCCAAATTCGCATCAACGACACAACCGGAACCGCGACCCGATTCAAGTCGTTCTATATCGCGGACAGCGAGGGCACCAGGCTGAGCACTTACTTTCCGCTTGTGCCTGCAGACGGTGGGTTGCTGACAAACGAGTCGGCCCAGCAGTATTCCAAGCGGAACACGATCAGTTGTCGCATGGTCTGCGGTCCAACCTTCACCTCAGGCGCGTCTCCTGTGACACTCGCAAACTCTGCGGATACCGTTGTCTCGGGGTCCATCGAGAACGTCCCTACCAACGCCATTGGGGTCAGTTTCCCGGTCAACGGAAACTCACTGCACCAACGCCCGATCGTGGACATCGCTGGTCCAACCAACGCTGTCTTTCAAGTGGCGCACGGCAACTGGAAAGCGGGCATGTTCGTTCGGATTTACAACAACGTGCTCAGCAGCGGCACACTGGACGGCTATTACGTTATTCGCCGTGTGTATGGAGATTCCTCGTTTGCACTGCGGAAACTGATAACAGGCGAACAAGTCGGCTTGGGCGCTGCAACAGTCACGACGCTCGGGAACATCGAGGTTGCCAACAATACGGCCAAGTTGGTCGATCTGAACATCACGCCTCTTATCAACACGGACAGCCATTTTGGTGTCAGCGCGGCAAGCAGCAGCCCGTATCGCGTCTCAGCCCTGGACATCGTGAACTGCAACTTCGCCGGCATGGCAACAAGCATTGGGGCGAATGTCAAGAACGCACCCTGCGGCTATTCGGAAGTCAACAACAGAGGCTGACAAGACCCCGCTTCGGCGGGTTTTGTTGCACGCGAAACCGAGCAGCAGTGCTCCACCTCAACCGGCGTCTAGACTCGCGCCATTCGATCTCTCATCGGACTTAACGAACATGGAACAGAACATGGCAGTTGAAGCAGGGGCGGGTCTTGTCGCCAAGTACGGACTCATGGGGAAGGTCGTTGCGATGTTCGCAGCATCGGCGATCGGAGCCGCGATCATCGCGCTCTACCACCCTCAGACACGCAGCGAAACGCTGTGGCGAGCGATGGGTGCTGGCGTCGGGGGCGTGTTCGTCGGCGGCATCTTGCTGCGCTTCGCGTCGAACTACATCTCGTTCCTCGCACCCCCGACCAACGTCGAGCAGTTCTGGTCATGGCTGCTTGAAGTCGTGCTGCCGCTGCTCTTCCTGTTCGGCGGCTTGTTTTGGGGCCTGGTCGGCATGCTGCAGAACCTGGCCAAGAAGATCAACGACCGAGGGGCCGACGCGGTGGCCGATCGGGTCGGCCTCAACGACACAACGAAATAAGGCCGCAGTGCTAAATCGGATGACGATCTGATAATCCGACCATCTGACAAAGGACATACATCATGCGTCCCTGCTTCTCGTTCTCCAACACGACGGGTGAAGGCGGCAAGCCTGCCCTTCTGACCATCTACGAAGAAATCGGCTTTTGGGGCGTCCAGGCCAAGGACTTCGTGTCTCAGTTGAACTCGGTCGAGTCCAGCGAAATCGAGGTCGAAATCAACAGCCCCGGTGGCGATACCTTCGCTGGCGTGACGATGTACAACGCTCTGCGCGCCTCGGGCAAGCAGGTCACGACCAAGGCCATGGGCGTGGCGGCCTCGGCTGCCAGCCTGGTCTTCATGGCCGGCGACAAGCGAGTGATGCCAGCCAACACCATGTTGATGATCCACGATCCTTGGACCATCACCGCTGGCAACGCTGCTGAACTGCGCGAGACCGCCGACATGCTCGACAAGGTCGGTGGCAGCGTCCGTGCAACCTACGCGGCGCGTTCCGGCATGGACGACGCCAAGCTCACCGAGATGCTGAGC